TTATGTTAATATACATAAAACAATTATTGTGATGAAAGTTTGTTTGCCAAAAATATCTATAAGATTATTCTTTACACTTTTCATTTGTGTAATGACAAGAGCAAGAAATGATATTCCAGAAGTAATTTTACTTTGTATTGAAAATTTGTAGATTTCTTGTAAAGAGGATTTAATATTTGCGCTTTCTTCTTCATATTTCTTATCTTCTAAATCATTTATTTTATCAGTTAATATTTTTATATCATAATCCTTCCATTTTATGTCTTTTTCAAGGGTACATATTTTATCATTTAAATCTGATATATTTCCAATAGCTTTAATAAGTTGTAGACTATAATTATCTTTTTCTTCATAACCTGAAATAACAGGAAGTTTATTATTGTTTTGTTCTAGATATTTTTTTAGCTGTATAAGTAAATTATTTAAATGTTTGAATTCTTCTTCTTTCGCTTGCTTTTGTTCAATTTGATGAAACTTATCTGGGTGACATTCCGCTCGTTTTTTTGATAACATCTCTAATAAGTAAATATAAGAATAGTCACCATTTAATCCTAATGTTTCTTTTACTTGATCAATTATATTTTTATCCATATTTATATATTCTATTTTTCTTCATTTAATATTGAGATTCCTTTTATTAAACCTTCCATCTCATAAGCAGCATTCACTTCCTCATAAGAGTATTTTGCGTTGTTTAACTTTTCATATATTTTTACAGCTCTTATGTATGTATCAGGATAAAGGTCTTTATTAATTTCCATAAAAGATAAGCCAGCTTGAATAAAACCTCGCTCTGTAAATTCTGTTCCCTGTTTCTCAATTAATATTTTTGCAGCTTTTTGTATACTTTCAATCCTTTCTAATTTTGTGTTTAATTGAGTTAGCCATCCACTGATAAATACAATGAGGATAAAAGCACTATAAATAAACCCTTTCTTTGTTTTTAGCCTGTCTGGAATAAAAAGAGTAATAATAGTAATAATCCCAGACACAATAGTTAATAATAAAAGATAATTCATACTTTGTAAAATTAATTTTATTGTTTCACGAAACTGATTTGTAAATTGTATTTATCACGTAATTGTTTTTTGGTAAATATAAAAAATACCTTGTAATCTGATATTTGTTATTGGCAATCCCATATGATGAGCTGTTTTAAAGCAAAAATATTTTCTTAACGTTATTTCTACAAATTATAGACTAATAGAGATACTTCATATGCAGCTCCAATTTTCATGCTATATCCAGATATAACAAGTTTATTATTGGTAATATCGAAATTGAAATCTTGATATTTGGGATTAAATTCTATATGTGGAGAATCATTGAAAATATCTGACAACAATCTAGTTTCTCCTTCTTTGGGAGCTCCCATTGATATAATGATTTCAGAAATTCCATTTTTCTTATATGATGGACTATTATATTCAACAAATGCGCTAAATTTAATATTACCAAAATTACGAGATATTTTATTATATTCACAAAAGCTATTTATTTGGATCAGTTTATCTATTTTGGTCATCTTATAATATTATTTGATGATTAATTTACTAAAAAGTATAGGCTTGTTAAGAGATGAAGAACTTTCGAAAAAATGTTAGTTTATCAAGCATTCAATTCCAATAACTTTCTTATATCTTCGAACGAGTGTACCTCATAAAGAGTTCCTTTTACTTTCACATAGCCATTCACTTCAGACTCAGGTCTGTTTTTTACAAATAATTCCGCGATATCCACGCCTAATGCATTAGCAATACGCTCTAAAGATTGTAATTGCGGATAGTCGCCTCGAAGAGTCTTGTTAAGACTAATATCTGATATACCCATTTTATCAGCTAAATCTTTTTGAGTAATCCCTTTATACAGGCAGAGTTCTTTTATCCTTGTTCTAAAATCCATAATACTACTTAGTTTTACTATGCAAATATAGTCATTTATACTATATACTACAACAATACTTATAAAATAAATCTAACCAGCTTTATAATTAACACAAATTAACGCCAAAACTATTGCATAACTAAACTATATAGTATAATTTTGCAATATCAAATAAAACGAAGTAGTATAATTAATAAATATTTAAATTATGAAGACAACAAGCAGTGAATACATCAAAGAGATTAAGGCACAAATCAGAGTTATCAATGAAGCACTTAAAAGAGTTCAAGAAGCTGAAAAGGTACAAGAAACAACAGTTAATGCACGAGAGTATGAGAAATCAAAGGCTGAAGCTGCTGACGCCTGTGCTGATGTGATGACAGCATTAGAAGAAGCTGTAAGGCTTGCATCTGCAATGGGCTGCGCAACTGGTTTGTATGAGATACACAAGTATCACAAAGTTATAGAGTTTGACTTCAGAGATTCACATAAATAATAACAATTTAAACACGTACGATTATGAAGACATTGAATGAACAAGTTGACGAGATTAAGAACATGAAAGGCTCTAAGGCAACAAAGAAAGCTGCTTTCATAAAGTTAGGTTTGAGAAAGTATGAAATAGAACTTCTGCTTTCAGAACTGCCGAAACCTATAAGAGAATCACACAAGTTCACGTTTGGCGTTGAGATAGAATGCCTTGTCGCTGCAAGCATTATGCGTGAATGTGCGACAAGAAACGCAATGCCATTTCAGTATGAGGGCTACAACCACACAGACAACAACCACTACTACAAGTTCGTGTCTGATTCATCCATAATGGGCAGCAACCCAATAGAATGTGTGTCGCCAGTACTTACAGGCAAGGCAGGCATGAAAAGCCTGGAAACATGCTGCAAGGCTTTGAACGAGGCAAACGCACAGGTCAACAGGTCTACAGGCCTTCATGTCCATATAGGCGCACAGAACTTGTCTGACGAGGCTTATATCAACGTATTTAAGAACTATCAGAAGTTAGAGAGAGTTATTGATACATTCATGGCAAGGTCAAGGCGTGCCAACAACAGCAGATGGTGCAGAACACTGCAAGGCTATGACTTTACATGGTGTACTACAAAATCAGACATTTTAGATGCCATGAACGGCAACAGGTATTTCAAGGTGAATGCATGTTCTTATTCACGCCACAGAACAATTGAGTTCAGACAGCATCAAGGCTCTACAGACTTTGAAAAGATTTCAAACTGGGTGAACTTTTGTGCTAAGCTGGTTGCATGGTCTAAGAAGAACGTATTGAGTTCAGAGGTTAGCTCAATTGATGAGATACCTTTCTTGACAGCCAAAGAAAAATCATTTTTCAAATCACGTGCCGAGGTTCTTGCATGAACCTCGCACAATTAAAATAAATTCAATATGTGTTGCATTATATACAAGCCTAAAGGTGTCCAGATGCCGAGCCTGGACATTCTTTCAAAAATCAAAAAACTCAACCACAACGGCTATGGTTTTGTTTCAACCAATCATTTTCATAAGGGTTTGGACTATCGTACATTCTTGCGCCACCTCTCGGAGGTCGGAGATGACGAAGACTGCATTATACATTTCAGACTTGCCACTCATGGCTCAATATGCCGGACCAACTGTCATCCGTTTACAGAGAATGGCGTTTATTTCGCTCACAATGGGACTTTAAACGTTTACCCCGTTGGGGACATGACAGACAGCGAAATTGCCTTCAGAATGAAAATTTACCCAGAAATACAGCGGTTTGGATATGGAACGAAGCAGGCAGACTGGGCTATAAAGCAGATTTGCGGTTATTCAAGGTTTGCCATGATGTACCAGGGCGAAGTGAGATTATTTGGTGATTATAAAATACTGAATGGCATATACTATTCAAATTTAAGATGGTTATGAAAAGTATATTACAGTCTTTGAAAGAAAAGGTGTCATGTGGCGATATCACGATAAAAGAGGCAGCCATAAAGCTACATAATGCAGGATGGACAAACTTCATTGATGTAGAGAGAACCAGACAATTGTTAGGTCTGAAAACACAGCAGACCAAATCATAAAGCAACATGCTTGTGAATTAATAACGAACAATTGGCTTATTGTTTCGTATGTGTAGAATTGTTATTCAAAATTGTCTTCATAATTAGGTATCTTTGTGAAAAGGTACCATCGCGGATTAGAGCAGTGGTCAGCTCGCTACTTTGACTTGGTAGAGGTCGCCGGTTCGAATCCGGCATCCGCAACTAAATAAAATATATATCACGATTATGGAAATACTTAATCTTATCATCAAACAGAAATTCTTTGACGAAATCCTGTCAGGCAAGAAACGTCAAGAATACAGAGAGATCAGACCAACAACACAAAAGAAATACTGCCAGCTTGACGCTGACGGTTTTTGTGTAGAGGTTAATGGTGAGCTGCAGCCGAGACACTATGATGCTATTCAGTTCTTTGTTGGCTACAACAAAGGCAGAACCAGCGCACTGGTAGAAGTCAAAGACGCAAAGATTGAGCTGTTTGAAGACGAGAACCACAACTTGATTGAATACACCCATCAAGGTGAGATTTATTTGGCAGCACAGGTAGTCTATAACCTTGGCAGAGTGATAGAAAAACATGTTTAATTTAAATTTTACGCTGAGTCAGAGTAAACAGAAGCACATTTTCAACAGGCGGTTATCGTGGCGGCCGTAGAGGCTTGACCACAGAAAATGGAGGTTTGTCGCAACGTGGCAGATTCATCAACCGCAGACAGCAGTATTATAACGTCCGTGTCGGACTTGGTATGAGTGGCGGATAATGACACTGCAAGACAGGACATACAGCTATATTGACCTCGTCAGGCAAAATACTGACGAGGTTATGCTGTTTCTGTCTTTGGGTAAGGATTCTTTGGTCTTGCTGGACATGATCTATCCTAAATTTGACCGGATTGTTTGTGTGTTCATGTACTTCGTCAAAGGCTTAAAACACATTGAGCGATGGATAGGCTGGGTAAAGGCCAAATATCCTAAAATAGATTTTATTCAGGTGCCACACTGGAACCTGACCTACATTCTTCGTGGCGGTATGTATTGCGTACCCAATCCTAAAGTAAAGCTTCTAAAACTGGCTGATATAGTAAAAGCCATGCAGCTCAGATATGGGATTTATTACACGTTTTTAGGCATGAAGAAGGCCGACGGCATGAACCGCCGCCTGATGCTGAAAGGTTATGAAGCCAACAAGTATGAGAACAATGGCATGTGCTATCCCTTGGCCGACTGGACGCAGAAAGATATCCTGTCATACATGAGACAGAATGGATTGCCTGAACCGGTGAGATATTCACTGAAAGCAAGTTCTGGTGTAGGCTTTAACTTGGATTGCATACTATGGCTGGAGAAGAACTACCCACAAGATTTACAGAAAATATACAAAGTGTTCCCGATGGCTGAGAGGATCATTTGGGAGCATAAACAAAAGCAATAGGCATGGAACTAAGCAAGTACATAAAAAGTGAATCGGTAGAACTTAACCGTTCCGCCATTCACTTTGCGGATTATAATCCCCGGAAGCTATCCGAGGAATCACGAAAAACGTTAAAACGGGGGATCAAGAAATTCGGTTTGGTTGGTGGAATCGTAGTCAACAAGCGGACCGGACTTACTGTTGTGTCTGGGCACCAACGCCTGACGGTTATGGATGAACTTCAAAAATTCCCGGAAAACGACTACAGGCTCCGTGTCGATGTAATTGACGTGGACGAAAAGCAGGAAAAGGAATTGAACATTCTGATGAACAACCCGAACGCGCAAGGAACCTGGGATTTTGACGCTTTGGCTCGACTGGTCCCTGATATTGACTATCAGGATGCAGGACTAACGGCAGCAGACTTGAACATTATCGGTTGTGATTTCCTTCTCCAAACAGAAGAAGAAAACTCCATTGCGGACGCTTTGGAGGATATGATGGCTCCATTAACTGAACAGAAAAAAGCCGAGAAAGCTGCCAAGCAGATGGAAAGAGCCGAAAAGGTGGCACACATGAAGGACGTAAAGCAACAGGTAAAGGAAGCAGCCCAAAAGCAGGCTCAGGATATGGATGCTTACTTGATGCTCTCCTTTGACACATTTGAAGCCAAAGCTGCGTTCTGTGAAAGGTTTGGTTACGATCCTTACGCCAAATTTATCAAGGGCGAAGTTTTCGATGAACAGGTAGAAAGAGTTGAATGAGGAATTAAAACAAGGAGGAATGCCGAGTTAGAAAGAAAACATATAGCCAGCTGTATCAACAGTCAAGACGAATAATGTACAACGCTGGAAGGCAATACGGGCTTGGTACAGACAGGCAAAGAAGTATAAGAAACAGAACGAGGTCTATAATGGAAAGATATGCAGCGAGAATAGACAGTTATTTTTCAAAGAGAGGAATTGATATCTATGGCAATAAGCCTGTTTCTCGCCGCATTTATATGGGTAACAATAACGGATGATTTGGTTATGAAAAGTGAATCTCAAAAAAGCAAACATACAGGACGAAAACCCAAATTTGACTACAAGAGCGAGGAGTTTCTCTCTCAAGTGGAAATGTATGCCAAGAAGGGATTCACGGACAAAGAGATTGCTTTCGCTTTAGGCCTATGCCCCCAAACATTCAGTGAGAAGAAGAGTAAGCACTGCGAATTAAGCGAAGTGTTAGCGCGCGGACGTGCGACAATCACTGCTGCAGTACGTGCAAAGTTCCTTGCAATGGCTTTGGGTGGTATCAAAACCAAGAGTACTGTAGTGAGGAAACTGAAAGACCAGAATGGAAACCTAACCGGCGAAGAAGAACTTCAAGTGAGTGAAAGCGAATTGGCTCCCAACCTTCAGGCCATGTCTGTTTGGTTGTATCATCATGACGAAGAGTGGAGAAAGATTGAACGTCGGCAGGATGAGGAAACAGACCTTCACCGCGAGAACGGCATTGACATTGATAAATGGATGGAGGAGAACGAAAGTGAAGATTAAGCCCCAGAAAATATATGCACCACTCTATCACAACAAGGACAAGTTTATTATCCTCGTTACCGGAGGCCGTGGCAGCGGCAAGTCGTTCAATGTGTCCACGTTCATCGAACGATTGCTTTTCGAGGTACGTCACCCTTCGCCTGAAAAACGTATCGTCCATCAGGTTCTGTACACCCGTTACACTATGGTCTCTGCCCATATCTCCGTTATCCCTGAGTTTATGGAGAAGGTGAATTTGGACGGTCACTCCAAGTATTTCAGAAGTACCAAAACGGATGTGAAGAACCTTCGCAGCGGCGGATGTGCCATGTTTCGAGGCATCAAGACATCATCAGGCGTGCAGACAGCCAAGCTGAAATCCATCCACGGCATAACCACATTCGTAGTAGATGAAGCCGAGGAGTGGGTGTCGGAGAAAGAGTTCGAAACCATCATGCTCTCTATTCGCCAAAAAGGAATACAGAACCGCATTATTATTGTGATGAACCCCACGGACTCAAACCATTGGGTCTACAAGCGGTTCATCGAGAACACCCACAAGCTTATGGAGATTGATGGAGTGCAGGTACAAATATCCACCCACCCTAATGTCCTTCATATCCACACGACTTACTTCGATAATCTTGAGAACCTTTCTCCTGAATTCCTAAATGAAGTGCAGGAAATGAAGAAAAAAAATCCTGAGAAGTACGCCCATACTGTCATCGGACGATGGGCAGACGTTGCCGAAGGTGCCGTGTTCAAAAAATGGGGTATCGTGGATGAGTTCCCGATGTGGTGCAAGAAGGTGGCTATCGGACAGGATTTTGGTTATACCAATGACCCCACAGCAGCTATCCGATGCGGAATCATCGACAATGCTCTTTATCTGGATGAAGTGGATTATAGAACCGGATTGCTATCTAGTGATATTATTAAGACTCTTCGCCCCTGGAACCTGAAAGTGATAGCAGACAGTGCAGATCCGCGACTCATTCAGGAAATCAGTAACGGTGGAATCAAGATCTATCCCGTCGAGAAGGGACCAAGATCCATTAACGCTGGTATAGATAAAATGCAAGGCATGGAAATTTTCATCACCAAACGTTCGTACAACCTTCAACGGGAATTTAGGAATTATGTCTGGGCAAAAGATAAGGATGGAAACTATATCAATGAGCCGGAAGACCACGATAACCATGGCATTGACGCTGCGCGGTATTATGTGCTGGGAGAGCTTCTAGGCAGGATTATGAAACCGAAAGACATTTCAGGAGTATTTGGACATTAAATTTTAGTATATGAGAACTTTAGAGGAAATTTTAGCGATACCTGAGATAGAGAGAAAAATCTACTATCTGAAGAAAGGAAGAAAAACAGAACTTCCCAATGCTCATGCCCTTTATAATGACTGGAATCCAAACAGGCATGAGATAGTGATTGACGAGGAGAAATACCCAAAAATAAAAATCACCACCAAGCCTGAAGAAAGAATAACCGACCCGACAACAGGTAAAGAATACATTGAGCCGGCGGTTAAGAAAGAAGTTGAACCAAATAGAATAGCCCTTCCAATCGAGCAGGACATCGTAAACATTCAGACAGCTTTCACAGTAGGAACAGAGCCGACGCTTGACTGTCAGCCGGACCAGTCAGAAGAAAGTCTTCTTTCAGCTTTGAAACAAGTGTTCAAGAAAAACAAGCTGAAGTATCAGAACAAAAAGGTTGTCAGAGCATGGTTGTCAGAGCAGGAAGTGGCAGAATACTGGTATGTGGTGAAGGACGACGGCTTCTGGGCAAAGCTTAAGCGCAAGGTTGCCGGAATCTTCGGCAAATCAAAACCAGAATATCGTCTGAAGAGTGCCATCTGGTCCCCGTTCCGCGGAGACAAGCTCTATCCTTTCTTCAATGACAATGGAGATTTGGTAGCCCTCTCCCGTGAATACAAGAAGAAAGATTTGGATGATGTGGAGATTACCTGCTTTATGACCATCACCAAGGATATGGTTTATCAGTGGGAACTGACAAGTAATTGGACAGACAAAGGATCGTTCGCTCATGGATTCAAGAAACTCCCTGTAATTTACATGTACCGTCCGGAAGCGTATTGTGAAAAGATCAAGAGTCTCCGAGTAAGACTGGAGAAACTTCTTTCAAACTATGCGGACTGCATCGACTACCACTTCTTCCCTATCCTAATGTTATTTGGAGATGTGCAGAATTTCTCTGGTGAGTTCAAGAACCGAGTGGTCGAGCTGACCGGGCAGGGAGCTAATGCCCAATATCTGACATGGAGTCAGGTCCCTGATACAGTTAAATTCGAGGTTGAGACCTTACTGAGTCAGATTTATGGATTAACCAATACGCCGCGTATATCCTTCGACGCGCTGAAAGGTACAGGCAATGCTGTTTCCGGTGTAACTTTCGATTATGTATTTATGTCCACCCATCTTAATGTGGAGAATCTGAACGAAACTGTCGGCGAATTCATGCAACGGCGTGTAAATTTCCTGACTTCCGCTTTAGGCTCAGTTAATACAACTCTTGAAGCAGCCTCCGAGACAATTGATATAGATGTTCAGATGCAGCCATATAAGCTGGAGGACATCAAAGACAAGATTGACACAGCCATCAAAGCCAAAGATGGTGAAATATGGTCGCAGCAACGGGCTATTACTTTTGTGGGGAACGTGGATTCTGTTTTGGACGAGATTGAAGCCATCAAGGAGGAGCAGGAAGAAAAACAGAAGAATGACATTGAGAAACAAAAGAAAAATTAATGAAATAAACGGAAAGAATCGTTTGTAAAATAATACTATTTGTATTATGTAGTATTGCAGTATCTCTATTTATTATAAATATAGTAAAAATACGAATATTTATTTTGTACTTGTTCGTATTTTTACTATATTTGCATTGTAATTAAGTCGTAAACGCTATGAGTTACAAATCAGTTAAAGAGGTTGTAACTATGTTGCTTGACAACGGCTTCATTCTAAAGAGCCAGAAGGGCAGCCACATGAAGTTTGAGAAAGATGGAATAACGGTAGTCGTTCCGAATCATGGAAAGAAAGGCGTTGAAAAAGGCACTTATTACAGCATTTTGAGGCAAGCGGGGCTGAAATAGCCCCCGCCTCTTTTGTTAAACTATAAAATGGAGGTCAATATGAGAACTGTAGAAGTGATTGTCGAACATGCTGGGAATAATCTCAGTGCTTACATTGAAGATGCTCCAGTTATTACTGTCGGTAATAACATAAGGGAAATTGAGGAGAACATGAAGGAAGCCATAGACTTGTATCTGGAGGACAATCCGAACCCTTGTGAGGTTCTCAAAGGAGAGTTCACTCTGAAGTTCAAGATAGATGCAGCCACTTTCATTAATTATTACAGCAGTATCTTCACCAAAGCTGCTTTGAGTCGGATAACAGGAATTAACGAACGCCAGTTATGGCACTATGCGGCTGGAGTACACAAGCCCCGTAAACAGCAGTTGGAGAAGATACAAAAAGGTATTAATGCGCTGACAGAGGAACTGGCAGCTATAAATTTGTTGTGATTATGGATAAAAAATATCAGGTTTTTGTGAGTTCGACATACGAAGATTTACAGGAAGAGCGCAAGAAAGTAATGGAAGCTCTTTTGCAGATGAATTGTTTTCCTGTTGGCATGGAATATTTCAATGCTTCTGATGATTCTCAATGGGAGGTTATTAAAAGCCTTATCAGAGAATGTGATTATTATGTTTTAATTGTTGCAGGAAGATATGGCTCCATTGAAGAAGAATCAGGGAAAAGCTATACGCAAAAAGAATTTGAGTATGCCATTGAACAAGGAGTTCCTGTAATATCATTTGTACATAAACATCCAGAATCACTTCCTGCTGCTAAATATGAACAAGACCCATTAAAACGTGAGAAATTGGAGGAATTTAAATCCTTTGTTCAAAAGAAATTATGCAAGATGTGGGATAACGCTGATGGATTATCTTCGCAAGTGGTATTAAGTTTAATATCCTTAATAAAATCACACCCTCGAACAGGTTGGATAAAGGCAGATGAAATTTCTTCAGCTGAAGCTAATAAGGAAATCTTAGCTTTAAGAAAAGAAAATGATGAATTAAAAGTTCTCTTGGCAAAGAAGAATGTGGATAATCCTGAAGGAATAGAAAACCTTCAACAGGGGGAAGATGAAATAAAATTTATATTACAAGACACATGGAATAACTCAACCTATGAAATAACTTCAACATGGAACACTATAATCTCGATATTAGCTCCTTTAATGATTGATGAATGTGCAGAAAAGGCTTTACGTGATGGCTTATCATCCTATTTCAGGTTTAATTATAATCTAACAGGTGGTTTCAATATTATAAACAATGATTTTCAAACAATAAAAGTTCAGTTAATAGCATTGCAAATTATCCAAAAGAGTGATCGAAAGAGAACGGCTAAAGATACAGATACATACTGGACTCTTACCCCTTATGGTAATAGATTAATGATGCAATTAAAAGCATTGAAGAGGTGATAAACCAATATATTTCAGCGTGATTACGCCAGTAGTCACGCTTTCTTTTTGCCTAAAAACGAACATTTCCCAAATTGTTTCGTATCGTTAGCCTTAAAATTTCCCCTTCTTTTTTTCTATAAGTAAATTTACCGTATGAAATTATTAATCAAACTCATACGGTATGACAATCTTTGAACAAATCTTGGCAGGACTGCAACAGAAATTCGCTGGGGTGGATACTGCCACACTTACCCGTATAGCTACGAAAAAGGCTGAGGGTGTAACGGACGAAACGAAGGTAACCTCTATTGTTGAGGGTATTTCATTTCAGGACGTGATGCAAAATTATGGTGATTTCCGTGCAGGACAGGCACAGACTTCCGCTGTTTCAAACTACGAGAAGAAGCATAGACTGAAAGACGGAAAACCAATCGAGGACCCGGAAGAAAAGAAAGACGAAAAGAAAGATGAGAAAAAAGACGAAGTTCCTGCATGGGCTCAAGCTCTAATTGATTCCAATAAAAGTCTTTCTGAAAAACTGTCTGCATACGAAGCAGAAAAAGCGCAGGCGCAGCGCAATTCTCAGATTTCGGAGGTAGCAAAAAAGTACGGTATTCCCGAATTTATGCTGAAGGACCGCAACATTCCAGAGAACACGGACTTGGACACTTATTTCAAGGACATGAAACAGGATATGTCTAACAGCGGCTTCAAATTCGCACAAGCCCCTGAAACTGCAGAACAAAAGCAGGATAAGGAAGCAAGCGAGTTCGCCAAAATGATTGAGGCGGACACAAAATCTATTGTCGAACAAAAAAACAAGTAATTTATGGCAGCAGGATTTAAGTATAACATTGAGCCGGAACCGTCAATCGAGGAACGTTATGATGTTTCTACAGGTGTAAGACGCAGAGGCCCTTATAAGCTGGACACGACCAACCTTGTTGTTGGCTCGTTTTTACCATCCTTTACACCTATTGCCGCTGACCTGGTGAAGAAAACAGCCCAGGTGGCAATCCGTGTAGAAGTCTATGAGAAGTTCACGACAGGCTCCAATACCACGTTGAAGATTAAGAAAAACTCTTTGGCTTACAAAGGTATGCATCTTGGTAACGGTGCACATGGAGCAACCATTAACGACATTGACAAATCAGACAAAGCCTTCGATAAACTGACGTTGGCTGCCGACTTCGGCGAAACTTTAGAGGCCGGCACAATACTTTATGAAGCTACAGAAGTTAGCGGTACTACACCTAAAGTTATTGCAAACTCCGCCTTGTATGAGAGGAAACAAGTAGAGAATGGCATTGTACTGGTTGCCCTTTTGATGCGTGCGTTTGAAATAGAACCTACCAAGTTAGCCATGCCATTCTCAGACATCGACAAGGCTAACATGCCGCATTTCCAGTTCAACGCTGCAGGTGTTCAGTCACCAGCTGGTGTTTCATATGAACTGCCTGAAGCTTCGGATTCCGTAATGGGAGGAATTCAATTAGGATTTACCCAAAGCGGAAAGAAATATCCGGTGGCATTGGAAGGCGGCAAAGCTTATGTCGAAGTTCCGTGGACAGACAATAACACTACCTATCAGGCAGCTAACTCAAGCACCTTGGGACTGGTAAAACAGGGTGCAAAAGTTGATGATGCTGCAGGCGGAGATGAAAAAGACAAAATTAATGCTCTTCTTGCATCATTGAGAGCAGCTGGTATTATAGCAAGTAAATAAAAAAGGAGAACAAAGATATGATGCTAACTATTTATACACTGTTTAACGATCCTAATATCGTAAGTGCCGTTATCCAACGCGTCCTTCAGACTCGTAAGGATACGATATATTGGCAGCAGTACCTGGACTTCCGTAGAACGACAACTCGTGTGTTCAAAGACTATATTGGTCAGGTTACTGGCGTGATGGCCGGTTCTATCAACTCACGCTACGGGGAGAAACCTATCCGTGAGCGTAGGAACATCGGTTCTGGATATGGTGAGATTGCCTATTTAGGTGACCGTTACCAGATTTCCATTGACCGCTTGTCAGAACTGCAGGACTTGGTTGACAAGTTCAATGCCGCAAAGACTGCCGACCAAGTTGCCGCCATGCAGGACATCGTGAATTTCATCTACGATGACTATCGTCAGGTACTCCTTGCCGCACATAAGCGCATGGACATCGTTGTCGGTTCATTGCTGATGACAGGTAAGGCTCAAGTGAAAAACAAGGACGACAATGCCGGAGGAATCGACCTGCTGGATATCGAACTTCCGTTCAAGTTCATTACCCCCGAAGCCGGAGCGAAGGCCAACTTCATCACATACCTGCAGCAGCAGATTAATGAATTGAAGGCCACTTACGGCAACTTCCCGAAGATGATTATGTCACGAGGAACATTCGTGAAAAATATTATCGGTTCGAGTGAGTTCGGTGATAAGTTCAAGATGCAGCTTACCGGTAACGAGATGTATATGTCAACCGGATTGATTACCTCTCAACTGGCTTCCACCGTCTTTACTGGTATTGGTCTGCCGGCTATTGAAATCAAGGAAGATTATGTTCTTGACCAGTCTGGCAAGAACGTGCAGATTTACGCCGATGACCATATTACACTGCTTCCTCAGGATAAGGTTGGTTACATGCGTTTCCACACTCCTTACGAAGCTGTTGACGGTGTACCGGGCCGCAACTATACTCAGGCTGACGGTGATATGCTCATCTCCGGTTACAAGGATGGCAACGGCCGTTATCTGGAATACACCGCGGAGTGGATTCCGCAGATTGCGAACCCGAACCAGATTGTGAACATCGACTTGACAACAATGAACGCATGACAGTAAAAGACTACATATCACAGAAGTTTCAGATCTTCGGCATCAACTTGTCGGAGGCTGACCTTTTGGAGATAAGTCTGTCTTCAGGAATAAGCGGAGAGGATGAGATGGACCAGTCAAACATCGGTCTCGTGTCGGTAGCTATGGCGAAGTTCATCCCCTCTCTATTACTTAGAGCCACTTCAATCAGCGAAAACGGTTTCTCTATGTCCTGGAATACTCAGGGCTTGAAGGAATACTATTCTTTCTTGTGTAAGAAGTACGGACTTGAAGACACGCTGTCAGATAAGCCTAAAGTCAGATTCCTATGATATTTGCTCCACATACATTACAGGTTAAGGTCTTTACTCCGATGAAAACAGACGAGTTCGGCCGGCCCATTCCCGGAACCGGTGAAGAAAGCTGGCAGGAAATATGTCGGTGCCGCTGTGATGATAACTCAACAAAAGAGTTTACTTCGGAGAACGGCGAGGTGTACCGACCGAATTATCACGTAGTCTGTGAGAAAAGAATCTCACTGAAGGCTGGTGATGAAGTCAGATGTATAGAGGGTGAAAATATCAGAGGAGCTGGCAAAGTTTACATGGTAAAGAATACGAATTATTTTGGTTACTCAGAGATATGGATGTAAAATTTGATTTTTCGGATGTGAATGGATTCTTTCGACAAGGTTATGCCGAAGTGAAAGCTGTTGAGGATAAGGTTGGCAAGGAAGCTGTCGATTACGCTATGAAGAATGGCAGTTATCAGAACCGGACCGGCACACTCCGTAAGTCAAATAAGTATTCAGTTGAGGATGACGGATTGGTGATAAGAAACGATGCTGAGTATGCCTCGCACGTCGAATCTAAAGGCTATGAAGTATCAACTGGTGCGGCTCTATACGCTGAGAAACGATTGAAGGAGGAAATCAAATGAAATACAAAAAGAAACCAGTGGTTATTGAAGCCGTAAAATGGAATGGCGATAAAATATCAGAAGTTACTGATTGGATTAGTAAGGTTCTCGATAAAGGTGTGATAATGCGTTTTGGAAATGAAGTCAAAATACACACACTTGAAGGAATAATGACGGCAAGTTCTGGTGATTATATCATTAAAGGAATCAATGGGGAAATTTATCCTTGTAAACCCGACATTTTTGACAAGACTTATGATATAGTCAAAGAAGATACAGATTCTATTTGCTTCGGTGATGCTATTGAAGTTTTGAAACAAGGTGGTGCAATCCGTAGAAAAGGCTGGAATGGTAAAGGATTGTTTGTCATCAAGCAAGTGCCAGCGCATATTGAGAGTGGTATTATTCCGAAGATGCAGTCGCTTCCGCAGTCAGCCAAAGACCTTATCCTGAAAGGAAAGGGCTTCATTGACTACACAAGTCAGTGTCTTATCTACAATGAGAATACCGGCAGAGCTGATTCGTGGGCTCCATCTATCAGTGATGTTTTTGCAGAAGATTGGGAGATTGTACAATGATAGTGACCACCGACATAGCGAACATATTTTACCGTGACTGCCAGACTTTCGGCATTGACATCGTTCCTCACGGAAAGAAGCTGACTGGCGAATTGAAGTCTGAAATGATTGTCATTCATGCCAAGAAGCAACAATCTGAAACGTATTGGAAGAAGTCTTTCGTAGAAGTGAACCTTTGCGTTCCTGACATAAAAGAAGGTGAAGCCAATACAATACGTCTGAACGAGCTGGAGAAACAGGCGCAAAAAATGTTTGACTGTGTGACCGGACGCTATGACGGTACAACCTATCATTATTCCATCGACACAATAGGAACAGAGGAGGACACAGCCTTAAAGTGTCATTATGTAAATGTAAGAATTTTATTTGAAGTTTTAAATGTGAAATAATATGGCAGAATCAAAGAAAATTACAGCTGTGAATATCAAGAAACTTTGGTATGGCGAAACAAGTGCTATTACAGAAGACCTGACGGGACAGGCTTTGCATACTCTTTTGCAGGGTGAAACATTGAAAGAGGTAAAGAATATCCATCAGGATACTTGGACGCTTGAAGAAGCGGAAGCAAGTCGTACAAATTACAAGAATCAGCTAACAGGTCAGACTTATCGCAGTGAAAAGGAAATGGGTGATGTTACCGTCAACTTTACTATTGGTGAGTACGATTACCCGACCAAGAAAGATCTCATGGGTGGCGATGTCATCAATACCGACAAGGGATGGAAACGAGCGAGAGGTAAGGTGAATATTGAGAAATTGCTTGTTGCTTTGACTGATGATGACCAGTATTGCGTCGTTCCACGCGCTGACATCGGCGCCCGTGAAGCGACAACGGATAAGGCCATCGGTATTCCTGTAAGTGCCGTAGAATTGGAACCGAAAGACTCTAATATTGCTCCAGAATACTGGTTCGATGCGGAAGAGGTTAAAGAAGCATGAACTGATGTGAAGGTCATAGCGACGCCTTCTGATGCGACAGTAAAGCTGGATGGGCAAACGGTCAAGTCCAAGAGGGTAAAATCTGGGACATCCGTTTCTTATGAAGTGTCAAAGGCCGGCTATACCACTCAGTCAGGAAGCATACCAACCTCTCTGTCTGATGCCTTCAAGACTGTAGAAAAGGAAATTACTCTCATTCAAGAAGGTGGCGGTTAGTTTTCAGAATGTTTAACGGGTGTGGCTTCGGCTTCACCCTTTTTCTTTTAAGATATGAACAAAGGAGCAAAAATAATATCAGAATCCATTATCGGCAGTGATTTCAGAACAGTATTTGTAGCCGGGAAAGTTTACACGGTCTACCCTCCTACTATACATAAATTGGCCGGAGCTATATCCTATCTGTCTGGAGTTCAAGAAGCAGACAATTTGAAAGATGTTCTGCTCTCCTTGGGAAAAAGCGAGGCTTACAGCAAAGCTCTTTCCTGGCTGATAGCTGGTGACGAAAGTTTAAGTGAAGAACTAGCAAAAGGAACATATGAAGAGAATGTGAACGCATTGGATGAAGCACTCTCTATGATTGACTCAAAGGTTTTTCTCAAAGCTGCCAGCTTGGCGAAGAACGTAAGCCTGCTGGCAGCGAAACCGAAGTTGTAGGAAATGACACTCTCTTAGGACAGATCGCATCGTTCATGGAAAATCTGCATCTGACATACCGGGAAGTGGTATATGAAATACCATACAGAAACTTAGTATTAATGCAGCGTGACAAGCTCCATACCGTTACCGGGACGAAGGTTACAAAAGTGAAGGGTAAGGATATGGCCTCACGAAGAAGAAGAAACAAAAAATAGATATGGCAATATTATACTTTAAAGTAAGCTCGGACTATGACGAGGTTATACGTCTGAGACAGGAATGTGAGAAGCTGGAAGCACAGCTAAAGAAAATGGACGTAAACAAGTCTCCTGCTTCAGCAAAGGCATTAGAAGCACAATTGGCAGCCGCTCGTCAGCAGATGATGGGACTTGTGACAGAAGCGGCCAAGGCTGGTGCTGTGATGGAGAATGACCTGAAAAATAAGCTAAACTCAGCCTCAAAGGCTTCTGATGAACTTACAGAGGAAATTATCAAACAAAGAAAAATCATCCGTGATACACAGGATGATGTAAGACGTTTGTCTGATGAATATTCAAAGATGGGTAAGTATTCTCCTAATTCAAATGCAAAACTTGCAGAATTGAACAGGGCAAAAGCTGCTTTAAACGAGCAGAAATATGCAATGGGAGAACTTCAGGATCAGCAGGCAAGGAACAGGCTTGAAGTACGAAAACTTACAAGGGAGTATAAAGAGTTTGCGCAAGGCGGAAATAATGCCGATGAGGTGATGAAATCACTGACTGATTCTTTAAAACGCACTGCAATTGAATTTGGCGGATTAGTGGCAATTAAAAAGTTCGGTTCAGATGTTATTGATGCAACAGGTCGAATGCAGCAGTTACAAGTTGCCTTATCTACAATTCTTCAAAATAAAACGAAGGCAGACCAGCTTATTGCTGAAATCGTTCAGTTTGCAGCAAAGACACCTTTTAATCTTGATGATGTATCGGAGGGAGCAAAACAACTTTTGGCCTATGGCTCTTCAGCAGAGAATGTTGTAAACGAGTTGTCAATGTTAGGTGATGTTGCATCTGGATTACAGATTCCTATAGGTCAGCTTATTTATCTGTATGGAACATTAAGGACACAAGGTCGTGCTATGACAGTAGATATTCGTCAGTTTGCAGGACGTGGTATTCCTATTTATGAAGAACTTGCAAAAGTTTTAGGAGTGTCAAAAGACCAAGTAGGCGAATTAGTAAAAGAAGGCAAGGTTGGATTTAAGGAAGTCGAGCAGGCTTTCAAGAATATGACTTCCGAAGGGGGCAAGTTTGCAAACCTTATGGAAAATTCTGCTGGTACATGGCCCCAGAGATTATCAAATATCGAAGATACTCTTTTTCAGAAAATGAATGAATTCGGAAACAAATATAAGGAAGTTTTCGAGTTTGGAATTGGAACTGCTGAAAATTTGGTTGAAAGCCTTGATGATGTATTGTCTGTGATTGGTGGTTTAATAGCTGCTTATGGAACATACAAAGCAGCCTTAATTACTACTGCCATAGCACAGAAAGCTGTTGGATTCGTTGACAGCATCCGTCTGATAGCCATGTACAGAAAAGAAATGGGACTGGCAACCGCAGCGCAACAAGCATTTAATATGGCTGCCAAATCAAATGTATTTGTAACCCTTTTATCAGCAATAGTTGGAATAGGAACAGCCGTTTATATGTTTACGAAAGGGACAAATGATGCTACAGAAAGTCAAAAAAGACTGAATGAGGCTTCGGCTAATTACGAAAAAGAAGTCGCTTCGGAAATAGCTGAAGTGGACAGGTTGTTTGGTAAACTTAAAAATGCCAAAAAAGGAACAGATGAATACAACTCTGCAAAAGCTGCCATTATTGATCAATATGGGACATATCTTAATGGACTTAGTGAAGAAATACGTACTTTAAAGAATGTTGAAGGTGCTTATAATGCCGTTACTATAGCTGTTCAAAAAGCAGCAAAAGCACGTGGAATGGAAAGTGCAATAAAGGGAGCACAGGAAGAATACGGAGAATTATACGGGAAAAGTGCAGGCAAATTATATAAAGAACTCACTAATGCCGTTGGTGAAAAGAAAGCAAAGTCGTTTATTGACAGCATAAAAAAAGAACTTGAAAAGACGGGTACAATTTCAAAAGGACTTACTGAAACTATTGCGAACGTGTTCCGTGGTGATGCTAATTACGGCAATAGCAAGGCTTGGATGCAAGGCATGAAAAATGCGACAAAGAATCTGAGAGATTCCTATAAAGCAGCTGAAGCTATATTCTCTGACGCAAGTTCAGATACAAAGGTATCGAATAAGGAAGAAGTAGATAATAAATCTTATTGGGAAAAGCAGAAAAAAGAATTACAGGGACAACTTGATGCTCTTTCTTCAAAAGAAGCCGCGGGTAAAAAAGGAATGGAACTTCGCAGAAAGATTACATCTGTCGAGAACAAGCTAAAGCCATATTCAGCTGAATACGATAATAAGAGGAACAACACATCAATAACATCGTACAATTCAAAAATCCAACAAGAGAATAAAATCTCGGAAATAGAGCGTAAACAAGCTATAGAACGAGCGAAAGAAGCGGAAGAATTGGAAAATCAGGTTGAGCAAGCCCGGATAAACGCTATGGCTGACGGCAGTGATAAGACTATTGCACAAAGAGAATATGATAATAAAAAGGAACTGGAAGCAATAGACCGGGCTAAAGAAGAATATATCCAAAAAGAAATTCAAAGACAGAAAGAAATCTTCGATGCAAAAGAAGATCTTAGAGCTAAACAAAATCCAAAGTATAAAAAACGCAGTTTCGACTCTTCCAATATCACGGTAGACAGTTCATCTTATGACTTGTTAAAAGAATATACTGAAAAAAGTCAAATCCAAAATGAGGTTAATGCTCAAAAAGAAGCACTAAACGAATACCTCAAGAACTATGGCACATATCAACAGAAACGCCTAGCAATATCTCAGGAATATTCAGACAAGATCAACAAGGCTCAAAGCGAAGGTGAACGCCTTTCGTTACAAGCATCAATGGATGATGCACTGTCTAAGCTTGATTTTGAACAGATAAAAGGAAACATGAACTGGGAAGATGTATTCGGCAACCTCGGAGATATGACAATCAGCCAACTCGAAAGAATACGTCAGCAGCTAAGGAACATGCTTTCAGACGGAAATCTCGGACTTGAAGAATACAAAACTGCCGTAGAACAGATAGATAAGATAAATACTGCAATCGTTGAAAAAAACGATGAGGTTAAGAACACACTTGGGCTAATACTGCCCATGACACAGAGACGCAAAGAAATAGAGATGGAAGTGGCAGAGGCTGAGCGTACCGTTAATTCGTTGATGCACGAAATGATGGAAATGCAGAATAGCCTAAACCAACAAAGAGAAAGCGTAGCAGGATATTTGCAGTCATCAGGAATAAGTGTCGGGGCAAAAGATATAATTACTTCCAACTTTGACAACATACTATCACAAATTGGCGGTTTATTTGGTGAAGACAGCGATATTTATAAAAATGTAAAGAAATCATTTGATGATATAGCTGGCAGTGAACGTAAACTGACAACCACAACCCAGAAATTGGTAAAGGCACAAAATGATGAATACGGAGCAAGAACAAAACTCAACAATTTCCTTACCAGTTTCGGCAATAAGCTACAGGCCATAAGTGACATAATGTCGCTAATTAATTCAAACATTCAATCACGCCCCGACCTATTCAGTCAATTGGGTGTTGATATGAGTAGTGATTTTGGCAAAGGTATAAGCGATTTGGCTAATGCATCTCAGTCTGCATCAAACTTCATAAAAGATGCTATGAGCGGCAATTTTGTCGGAGCATTATCTAATGGTATAGGTGCCGTCAAGGGAATACTAAGCGGATTCAACAATATCTTAGGCCTGGGAATAGGTAAAGGAAACGTTGAATATGTTACAGAACTTACAGAGAAATTGACTGACAGCAATGACAGACTTCGTGATAGCATAGACCGTCTAAAAGACAAAATGGACGAAAGCGCAGGAGGTGAAGCCATAAAAAACTACGAACAAGCAAAAGATGCACAAGAACAACTGAATCGTCAGACTCTTGAAATACTGAAAGCGCAAATGTCTTACACAGGAGCACACCATTCAAACGCATACTATTGGGGTGAGGCGATAGATGGTAATGCGGCCACAAGTTCTCGAATATATGACAGCATAAATAAAAGCCTTATCGAATGGTTAAAAACAAACCCTAACGCAAACTACAGTATCAGTTCTGTTAATTCATATGAGGACATGTTCAAACTGACGCCAGAACAGATGGCATATATACGAGACTACAATCGTGAAATATGGAATGAAATAACCGACATCGGCAAATATGACAAGTCTGAATATTGGGAAAACTATGCAGATCTTGCCGGCCAGCTAGAAAATCTGACCGAACAAATAAATGAAAATCTCACGCAAGTGTCATTTGACAGCCTGAGAGACAGTTTTATGAACACACTGCTTGATATGGATGCAGATGCACAAGACTTTGCTGACGACTTTGGAGAATACATGATGAAGTCTTTGCTAAACTACCAGCTTGGAGACGTATTTGATGAAGACTTGAAAAAATGGTATGACGACTGGGCGCAAATGATGAGTGGGCAAAATGGAAACCTTACAGATGACCAAATGAACGAATTGAAGGATAGATGGGAAGATATGGTAGATGAGGCACTATCAATGCGTGACAGCATAGCAGATATAACCGGATACAAGGGAGGAAGCGAAGAACAACAGTCTGCATCTTCAAAAGGATTTGAAACAATGTCTCAAAATGCTGCCGATGAATTAAATGGCAGGTTCACTGCTTTATATGAATCGAATTTGCGTATTGAGACATCAGAACAACAACAGACAGTTGCTATTACAGGATTGAGAGGTAATATAAGTGCATTAACAGCACAAGCTGTTGGAATTTATAATATAGCCGATGAAACAAGAACCATATTGGCCAACTCATATTTGGAATTACAAGAAATACGTGAAAATACAGGATATTCGGCTAAATATCTAAAAGATATTAAAGCAGACATCGCTGAAGTGAAACGAAATACATCAAGATTATGACAGGAGATTTAATAATTAACGGAAAAGATGCATTTATTACCTGGGGTGTACGAATGGGAGACGGCTTCCTCGATGCCATTGATGGCTTCAATGAGATGAAAGACTACATTGAAAATGAAAGCCGTATTGAACACGGCAAAAGGATGATAACAGACAACGCACGTGTTGCATCACGAGAAATAGCCCTGCAGTTCACCATTGAAGGCTCTTCTGAAAGTGATTATCGGGCAAAGAAGAAAGCCTTTCAGGCTGAACTGGAAAAGGGAACCGTAAAAATCAATGTTCCTTCTCTTGGAAATGAAGTTTACAAGCTGGTTTACTTAGGGAAAAGTTTATCTTACGGAATGAACTCAGCTCGTTGTTTTGGTAAGGTTTCGAGCAAATTCTGTGAGCCAAACCCGACAGACAGAAGCGAATAACAAACATTTCCCTTCTTGTTTCAAATGGAAGTTCTAAAAATTAGAGCTTCCATTTTTCTTTAACGAACTTTGAACCGATATGGATGCAAAAATTGATATATACGGAATATCTGGAGATGTTATCTGTTCTGTGCTTATAACAAAAGATGCTGTAAGCCATGAAGAACTGATGACCTCAGACTATATACAATTGTCATGGAATGATGACAAGACTATAGTATTGCCTGCAGGAGCATATATTATATATCAAGATGAGAAATACTCACTTATTGAGCCATATCTACCTTTGCGTGAGAATGAAGCTGAATATAAATACACGCCACAATTCCATTCCAGAATAATGATCTGGGACAAAATTCCCGTACCTTTATATACATATGAAAGCGACGGATTTACGATTAAAAGCCGAGAAATGGACTGGGACTTTACAGGCTCTCCTGCAGATGCAATGTACATGGTAAAACAGGCCATCAAGAATGAAACAGGAGAAGACTGGACCATACAACTGTCAGAAAGTCTTCCGGCTACAATTACAATATCGTCACAGTCAACCTCAATTTTCTCTAATCTTAATAATATTGCCGAAGAATGCGAGACAGAATGGTGGACTGACAAAAAAACAAATACTCTTTATCTCTCTGAATGCAAATATGGAACACCTCTAAAGTTAATTGTAGGTGAAAACGTCAGCGTGCCGTCTGTAAGCGAAAGCAAAGACGGTTACTATACACGCTTTTATGCCTTTGGATCCACACGAAACATCACACAAGAATATGACAGCGGTCAAGCAACAAACCATATTGCCAACAAACGCCTTGGTCTTGACCCAACAAAATATCCCGGAGGCTTCAAGGATATAAAAGGACATTTTGAAAATGGAGTATTTACTTCAGACCTTATGCCTGGAGAAATCTTCATAAAGACATTGTTTTTCGATAAGATTTTTCCTTCATCCAAATTAACGATATCTGATGTAAGGGCCAGACTAAAATATCGTCTTGACAATAATGGCAATAAAATAAAGATTGGAGGAACTGACGACGAACCAGTTTATGAACAGTACGCTATATGGTATTTTCAAATTGAAAACTTCAATTTTGACAAAGAGAGCATAATTGATGGTAAAAATTTATCGGTTTCATTTGAAAGCGGGCAACTCGCAGGACGAGATTTCGAACTTAAATACTACGATAAGCCAGAAAAGAAAAATGACGAAGCTGATGTAACTACTTTCGAAATTAAAACAGGAGATTATGAAATAATTATAGATGAAAGCACCGGAAATATAATACCAGGCTTATCGTATATAATACCACAAAACGGAGACCAGATAATTCTTTTCAACATAATAATGCCCTCCGAATATGTTTCTTCTGCTCAGAATGAACTTGAAAAAGAACTGGATAAAGCAATTTCTGATGCAAGTAAGGACAATAATTCATATGAAGTGGAAAGTTATCCTGAAAGCTTCTATGAACATAGTTATGACACTCATCTTGGTCAAGAAGTAAATTTTTACAATGGAGACAATATTTTGAATAGCCGTATCCTAATGGTCGAGAAACATCTGGACTTCCAATATGAACAGACCATAAGAATTGGCAATGAGCATATTAAGGGTAATACCCAGGAACTTAAAGAAGAAGTTGCAAATGTAAATCAGAATATTGATATCATAAAGGCATTCAACGAACTCTCCACATCTCTTTCCAACGCTTACGCTAACGCACAGCGTGAAATGATTGAAGGTTTTGCCGCAATAAAAAATATATGGGAATTTGACAATGATGAAAGCCATTGGAGTACAGACAATAATGGTGACAAGAGAAAAACAATAAAATCAAAATATAATGTATGGAGTTCCGGGTACATTTCTGCTTTAGGGACCAATACATCAGAAGATTCTTCAGGCACAGGCTCATTCGACCTTCTACAGGACTGGGATAAATATGTTGACTCAACAGCTAAAAGCATGGCTCTGTCAGCTTTTTTAGGCAAAGACCTGTTAGACCGTGTTATCTCGCTTGAAGAAGGACAAAAAGGACACAATATTACCATATCAGGCTCTGGAAATGTCGTTGTTAATGTGGAAGAAAGTAGCGACGGCGGCACCCTTACATTCACAAAGGGGAATATAGATCTTAGCGGTTACGCCACTACAACAGCCCTTGCAGAAGTTTCTAAAAAAACAGATGCCGTTACGACGAAGGTAAATGATTTTCTTGAGGGTACGGACACTGACAACATTATAAACAGGTGGAAGGAACTGGAAGCATTTCTTGCAGGACAGACACAGACGTCCACACTTGCTGAATTACTTGAGGTAAAGGCTGACAAAAATTTGAGGATTAATGCCGGAACCGGACTTGCCGGTGGCGGCAGCCTGTCGGCGGATATCACACTGACTCTTGCAACAGTAGGGACCGAAGGTACATACACAAAGGTAGTAGTAGACAAGTACGGTCGCGTAACCGACCATGCCACATTGAGTGCAGGAGATATCCCTATGCTCGACATATCCAAGATCAGCGGCCTGCAAGGAGAATTGGACAAGAAACTGAACATAAATGATTTCGGGAGCAAGTTTGCTGCAGAGATGGCAAACTGGTTTAAGAAAGACACTGAAGGCAATGTGTTTGTCGCTAACGCCAAAGGATTCTACTCGGAGTCTTTCGTATCAGCACTCGGCATGAATTCCGGCGGCAGCTCCGGCAGCTCTTCTTTCGACCTTCTGCAGGACTGGAATAAATATGATGATTCAACGGCAAAGAATACTGCCCTGTCAGCTTATCTTGGTAAAGACCTGCTGGACAGGATGAGAATAGAGTTTTCCGATATGGACAACTGCCGGATAAACGGCACAGGAAAATCAGGAGTGTTTGATGTATATTCTAGCGGCCATAGTGTCGGCACTTTATTAGTGAGCAACGACATTATGAGCCATGGCACAAATCAGTTGTTTATAACGAATATGCTGATGGATGTTGACAGCAACACCCATCAGGACGACAGGATATATGTTTATTACAGGTATTACAACTTTAACGCTCCAAATGCCGTAACGGAGAAAGGAACATGGAGTAAATGGTGCCTTGTAATAGGATCAAAGGCCGGTGAGAACGGCATGGCACGTATAAAAGGAATCAGAGACAATGACATAGATGATGTTCAGAACGCTATCGGCGTATGGGCAATAGACGGTACTGCATACAATGCAGCATCAGAAACAGATATTAGTAATATTTTTAATTAAAAAAGTTATTATGGCAAAATTTTTAGACTTGACAGGCTTAACCCATTTTTGGAGTAAAGTAAAGGCTTATGTAGACGGTGCTGTAAGTGCAGCAAAAACAACAGTAGGTAATTATACAATTAACGGGCAAAAGATTAGTACTAATCCTACCATACTTGGCAATGTGACAAATGACGCTCAGGTCAAGCGCAGTGAGATGGGGGTTAAGAATGGTGTAGCCACGCTTAACGAAAATGGAAAGGTTCCTTCATCTCAGCTGCCAATGTTTATGGATGATGCCTTAGAGTTTGACAATGAGGTAACGGACAGCAGCTCGCTAAAAGTAATCATAAGCTCGGTGGAATCGGTTGTAGGAGTTGTTTATTGTAGGGATAAAGATAAGTTTTTAGGACAGAAAGACGCGCTGAGCAATGAGTATTATGCGGCTTGGGGTGAAAGTGACAAAATCAGAGGGTCTGAAGCTTACGGGACGACCGTAGTGGGCCAGGGGGTTACTCCTAAAGACGGAGTGATATATGTCAATCTGGGAAATGCCAAGAACTACAGATATGCCGGTTCATCCGCAAAACTGGTAGCTTCAGGTTCTGACTTAGCACTCGGAGAAACATCAAGTACGGCTTTTAGGGGTGACTATGGTAAGATAGCTTATAACCATGCGCAGGCAAAGGGTGTGGCTTTAAGTACAGAAAAGCTATATAAGATAACAACCAATTCAGAAGGACATGTAACAAAAGGAACTGCAGTTACAAAAAACGATATTACTGCACTAGGAATACCTGCACAGGACACTACATATGGTATCGCAACGGCATCTAAGGCCGGTCTTGTTAAGCCTGCATCCGTTATTACAAAGCCTACAATAAATACAGCAACGACTACATCAGGCAAATATTATCACGTGCAAATGAGTAGTGACGGTGCTATGTTCGTTAATGTCCCATGGACAGACAACAACACGACTTACGGATCTATCTCTGAATCAGAAATAGACAGTCTATTCTCATAACAACCCTTAAACAGGGTATCAAAATAGAATGCTCCACTTTCATTAAAAACTTGCCTATGAAATTTTTAGATTTAACAGGACTTTCACACTTTCTGGATAAGCTGAAAAGTTTAAAAGGGGCTGATAATGGCTTTGCCGGACTTGATAAAAACGGTTTTGTAGAAGAGGATCAGCTATTGTACAGGTCGAAGGAAGTTATATACTTCACAAAACAGGTATCAAGCACGACCATGGCTTCTGTTGGTACTTCTCTTATAAATCCTAAGCAAGTTGTTTATGATAAGAGTAAAAAACGATTTGTTGCCACTAATGCATCAACATCTGTATACACAAGTTGTCAAGCTGCTTGGGCTCAGACATCAGAAGAAGCATATAAGGCCTCTTCATCTTTTGGCAGCCAGGATGGCACAAACGGAATCACCCCTAAAACAGGAGTCATATATTATGATGAAGAATTAAAAAAGACATATATATGGAATGGGAGCTATCTGGAAGAAACAGACTACTCTGTAGACGGAGATACGACTCTAAAGCATATATTCTTTAATAAAAGTTCATCGGTAACATCTCCAAGCAATACTGTTAGTCACGACATTAATATTACTAGCAACAAAGTAGGATTTCAATTTGTATCCCCACTTGTTGCGACATACGTGACTTCTACCGACCCCATAAATTCAAGTAGGCCCAAAATTCAAACCATACAAGTCACTATGCTTGATGCCACTTCTGCAAGAAATGGCTATATGACAAAAACTCAAGCGGGACAATTAAGTAGCCTATATTCTGCTCATAATGGAAAGACTTATTTACCATTAAGTGGGGGAACAGTAAGTGGTTCTACAACGTTTAATTCAGGAGTGATTGTTAGTGGCACATTACAAACAAAAGGCCAAGGTGTTGAATTATATGCACCAACACCATTTATTGATTTCCACTATGGCAATAGTACTGCTGATTATACATCACGTATTATAGAAAGCAGTAGTGGAATCCTGGATATTAATGGTTTACAAATAAATAAAAATGGGCAAGTTGCGTTAAGAGGAGCTGCCTTTGATAAAGGACTTGCTTTACAGGATAGTTTAGTTGTCGGTAATTATACACAAACAGATAATGCTGGTTATTATGCAATCTTTTGTGCAGGAGGAATATTGCATAATACGGCATCAGGGGCTAAGTTTGGTATATATGCTAATGGTAATGCAATGTTTGCAGGAACAGTAACAGCAAAATCTCACGCCAATAGTTCAGATATAAGACTTAAAGAAAACATTAAATCTATATCAGAAGATATAGACAAAATTAGGGATATTGATTTTTTTGAATTTAATTATAAATCCGATGAAGAAAAAACAAAATCTTATGGCGTCATAGCTCAAGACTTAGAAAAAGTTGGACTTGAGAATCTTGTTGTAGAGGATGCCAATGGATACAAAGCTGTAGATTATACCGCTTTGATTATGCTGGAACTGCAGAGGCAGAGAAAGGTGATCGCCGCACTGGAGAAAAGGCTGGCGGAGATTGAGAAAACATGGAGTTGGAAATGAATTACGGAATAAAATGGGAATAATTGAAGGAAACATAGTATCTGCCCCGCTCAACACAAGGGATGTCGGCTCTGTCCTTGGCTCGGCATCAAATGACGTGGGCACTCTTTGCACGCATGCAAACATCAACATGTGGGCTAAATACAAACCCGTGCCGTTGCGTGCTATGTTCCCGGAAGACACCTTAAAAGGTTCTTCGGACTGGAACGGCACCCCGCAATCAAGCACGCATAAGCCTTGGTGGTATGGCGACGGAGACCAGCCGGCATACACGGTCCCAGTCATAAGTGAACTTGCAGATATGGGAAGTAACGGCAACCAGAATAGCGAGGCTGTGTGGAGATATAACGGTCCGACAGGCAAAGGTGCTTCTGCAGCACATCCTGACTTTCCTTTCAGACTTACCGATTTTGTGGGATATAGGCATGACGCAAGGCCGCCGTTCACGGTAAACCTTCCTACAGAACTGACAGCTGACAACTTCACCTATTTTGGGGTTGACATGCCGGACAGAGAGCAAGGCGAACTTGACTTGTCGGACATTTGCGACATACTGCATCTGAGTGCAGTATATATAGGCATAATCATCAAGAATATTACCCGCGGAATAACATCAGCATACGTTAGTACCGTTGCTTTGAGCGCTAATAATGGAGATAGCTGGGCTATACCTGTTGTCATTAACAACGGCTCATCTATTGAGAACGGAGGCGCCGGCCAGACTATATCAGAGTCAGACACGATAGATGTGTACCTGTTTCTTTCTACATCAGCAGGGGAGACAAACTGGGAGAACATGACAAAATACAGTGCCCTTCTTACTCCCGATATGCACATCTACAGGAGATATAAAGGATATGGCCATAATATCAAGATTTTCACGGGTACATTTACGTATGTCCTGGAAGCAGAAAACATCCTTGATTGGGGCAAGACATGGTACTACAAAGACAGCGACGGAAACATTTTCTCTTTCCGAAAGACTGTTGAACAAATTTCAAACCCGGACTCAAAAGTTACCGTTAAACTCACAAGCGGAAGCACTGCGTATGATTCTTTACGTGCCACAATCGTACAGAAGGGCAAGGTAAAGGACAGCAATACAGGACAACTGACAGAGATAAATCTCGTCTACGCCTTGGCATACAATGAGGGTGCAGGAATGATCGGCACATCAAACAAGACATTGATACTTGGAGATAAATTTAACTATATCACATTCCCGGCCTATCCCACAGAGGAAGACGCTAACAGAGAAAGCAACATACAATGGATGCGAGGTATGCCGATAATCCAGAATGTAGAATATAACAACGCGGATGCTAACCTCGAAGGCGCTGTTTCTGATAATATATTGGATGTAACCGTAATGATTTCGCCTTCATCTCAATATACACGAATTGATCTTACCAATAACGGGACACCCGTGAGTGTGGAACAATAATACAAACTATAATTTGTATGTCAAGATAAAAATAATTTAATCAAAACTTTATAAACAAAATCATGAAAAAGATAACAACAGAGAAAATCCTGAGCGTCTATAACCTCATAAGTGACGCAAAACTCACAAAGATGGAGGACTGCGACAAGTTCAAAATGATTAAGATTATCCGTGCCTTGAAACCGGTAGTAACGAATTTTGAAGACTTTAAAAAAGTTGCCAAAGACAAACTGAAAGGCGATAATCACGACTATATGCTGGAGAAGGCACAACAGTGGCAGGCGGAGGGCGAAAAGACAACTCTGAGTGAGTCTGAGCGTATTGAGATAAACAGATACTTTAACGACTACAACAACAAGATTTCCGAATGTCTGAAGGACGAGGGCCTGAAAGAGAACGAACTGGATTATGAACCGCTCAAAGAGCATGTATTCGGAAAACTTGTTGCCAGCAACGACTGGACACTGGGCCAGATTGCTGCGATTGAGGAAGTTATAATTTAATATCTAAATAAATTTACTGATATGTTTGAACAAGATATTTATATGAACAGCGGCACCAGAATGTTTACGTTCGCCATGATGGGCAACGAGCTTGTTGCCGTGATATATGATGCACGCTGGTTTTTGGCGACGCTGGTTTTATGTGTATTAGCTGACTTCCGCTATGGTTGGGGCGAAAGCAGCAAGAGGTTCAATATGGCCAAGAAAAAGGGAGACAAGATAGTGATGTCGCAGTATAAGTGGCGCACGTCAAGGGCTATCAGAAGGTCAATCAATAAGCTGATGGACTACATAATGTGGGTGAGTATTGGATCGTTTATAGGAATGGCTCTCCTTAAGCCTATCGGCGTTGATTACATGATGGGTGGTTTTGTAGCCACTTGTATTGCTGTTGGTTGTGAAGCAAAGTCTTTCTTTGGTCATTTCTTTTGGCTTCATGGGGTAAGGATTGAAGAAAAGAGTATTAAGGGCTTTTTCAGGGCGTTTGTCGTTGCTTTCGCAAAGCGCAAGAACAAAGACATAGGTGAAGCCTTGGAAGCCGGTTTTGATGAAATAGATAAAAAGTAAAGTTATGAGAAGCATTAAAAGAATTTTTGTACATTGTACTGCAGGAAGTCAGAAGCAGACAATAGAGGATTTGAGAAAAGAGTTTAAGAACAAAGGCTGGAAGAACCCCGGCTACCATTATGTGGTCATGCCTGATGGCACGATAAAACAGATGCTCGGAGAGGAAAAAGTGAGCAACGGAGTACAGGGCTACAACTCGACATCAATCAATATTGCTTACATGGGTGGTATAGACGCAAATGGCAAGGCGGTGGACAACAGGACGGAAGCCCAGAAGGCAAGCCTTGTAAAGCTGCTTAAGGAGTTGAGGGGCCGTTACCCGAAGGCTCAGATACTCGGTCACAGGGATATCAGCCCTGACACCAATCATAACGGCAAGGTTGACTCATGGGAGAGGATAAAGGAATGTCCTTGCTTTGATGCCATAACAGAATATAAAGGTATATAGTTATGGGAATGGTTAAAAGGTTGTTATATCTCATTATCCCCTACATCATATTGAGTTCGTTGGCAGGATGCAAATCTGTTCAGTATGTGCCTGTGGAGACTATTAGAACCGACAGTATTTATGTCGACAGATACCAGCGTGACAGCATATATCAACGAGACAGCGTATTCGTCAACAGATGGATAGCTGGAGATACCATATATCAGGATAAGGTCGTTTGGAAGTATGTGTATCGTGACAAGGTCAAGTATGATACGGTGGCCACATTGCGTTCAGATACAATAAATGTCCCCTACCCTGTTGAATGCAAACTGAGTAAATGGGAACAGCTTAAATTGAATGTTGGAGGATGGGCTATAAGCATTATCATTATAATAGTCTTGATTGTAATGGGGTGTATGGTATACAAACTAAAAAAGTAAGCTATAAAAGGGCTGTGTAATAGTATTGCTACACAGCCCTGATTTTATTGAACTTTATCCGTAATCTCTCTGACGATAGTTTTAGGAAGTAATTTAGCATATACGCTTTCAGTAGTTCTTATGCTAGAATGCCCCAAAACTTTTGATACGACTTCCATGCTGACGCCTCTATTTAAAAGTAACATCCCGCAGGTCCTTCTACCCCAGTGGCTTGCAATATCTTTATTTATCCCGGCATAATCAGCAATAAGTTTCAATCTCATATTATATTGTTGAATGGAAAATTTTGGCAGATTGTCACCATATCGTTTCACAATTTCCATCACATCAGGCAATAGCACTGCACAATATTCTATTCCTGTTTTATTTCGCTTTGCATTAATGTAATGGTGTCCATCAATTTCCTCTATTCTGGAAAAGTCAAAGTTCATTAAATCTGAAAATGACAATCCTGTAAGGCATTGTATTACAAACAAGTCTCTTACTTTTTTAAGACTTTCTGTCGGCAGTTCTGCAGCCTTGAGTGCTTGAAATTCTTTTTCTGACAGAAATCTACCTATCTCGCTCTCACCTTTGACTATTTTTATTCCGATGTAAGGATCTGCTGATATGAGTTCATGTTTGATAGCATCATGAATATAAGTTTTCATAAATTTGTGGTAAGAACAAATTGTTGTCTGCTTTATATTCTGCTGATGCAGGAATTCGTCATATCCGATTATATTCTTTTTTGTCAGATCGGAGAAATAAATGATTTTGCCATACTGTTCCAATGAATTTATGAGTTTCTTATGATTCTTCTTTGTAGAATCTCTAATGTCATTTCTTTGATCAATTCTCATAAGGATATATTCCAGGAACTTCATTTCCTTTTTATCCTCGTAATCCAGAAAGCTCTCTAACTTCTCAAATGTAAAAGGTTCGTTCTTTTCCATCAGCGAAGATATAAAATTGTCTATACGCTCTTTAACTGCATTTATACGCTTATTAAGCGCAACCATTTCAAAGCAATTGCATACAAACTCTTTTTTATTATACTGATTTTTAAAAACTTTAACACCAGTACTTATATATTTCTTCTTTCTTTGAAAAAGGATTTCAACTTGAATCAACGCCTTTTTCTCATTTGTTGCGGTATTTTTTCTATCGAAAACGAATCGTGTGGTAGGATAATCTGTCATAACTAATCGTACTTTGGTAGAACACAAAGGTAGAACAAAAGTAGAACATATTGGCAAAAAACGGCAAAAATCAGCAAAAAACGATACCAATATTTTCTACCTTCGGAATTACTATCAAATAGCGATTACATCGTAAACCGCTGATTATCAACAAAAAAGGACACTTAATACAGTGTCCTTTCTGTGATTCCGTTGGGATTCGAACCCAAGACCCACGCCTTAGAAGGGCGTTGCTCTAATCCAACTGAGCTACGGAACCCCTAAATCGAGTGCAAAGGTACTCAAAATAATTCTTATAACAAAATTTTTTAGGAAAAACTTTTAAATAAGAATACAAGTACCTCTAAAATATTTATGAATTCATCGTTGCAAGGAACTCATCGTTATCATAAGTACGAGCCATACGATCATGAATTGTATTCATAGCCTCAATTGGCGTCATGTCAGAAATATACTTGCGTAAAATCCACATGCGGTCGAGAGTTGTCTTGTCCTGCAACAGATCATCACGTCGTGTACTTGAAGCAACAAGATTAACAGACGGGAATATTCTCTTGTTACTGAGGCTTCTATCCAACTGGAGTTCCATGTTACCCGTACCTTTGAACTCTTCGAAAATAACCTCATCCATCTTACTGCCTGTGTCAATCAATGCTGTTGCAACAATAGTGAGCGAACCTCCACCCTCTATATTACGTGCCGCACCAAAGAAACGTTTCGGCTTCTGCAGAGCATTAGCGTCAACACCACCGGTAAGCACCTTACCACTAGCAGGTGAAACCGTATTGTATGCACGTGCAAGACGTGTGATTGAATCAAGGAAGATCACCACATCATGTCCACACTCAACCATACGCTTTGCCTTTTCCAATACAATACCGGCAATCTTTACATGACGTTCTGCCGGTTCATCAAACGTAGAGGCGATAACTTCTGCATTAACCGTACGCGCCATATCGGTAACTTCCTCTGGACGCTCATCAATAAGCAACATCATAAGATATGCTTCCGGATGATTTGCCGCAATCGCATTTGCTATGTCCTTCATAAGGATTGTCTTACCTGTCTTTGGCTGCGCAACAATAAGCGCTCTCTGTCCTTTACCGATCGGCGAGAACAAGTCAACAATACGAGTGCTGAGGTTTGTAGTTGAACGCTCACCGCACAAAGTAAACTTCTCATCCGGGAATAAAGGAGTAAGATGGTCAAACGGTATACGGTCGCGTACTTCAGCAGGATCACGGCCGTTAATCTTATCAATGCTTGTCAACGTGAAATACTTCTCTCCGTCATGCGGTGGACGCACATGGCAATTTACCACATCGCCAGTCTTAAGTCCATAACGCTTAATCTGAGCTATAGAGACATAAATGTCATCAGGAGAAGAAAGATAATTATAGTCGCTCGAACGCAGGAATCCATAACCATCAGGCATTATCTCAAGTACGCCGTTGGCAGTGATAATATCCTCAAAATCAAATTGCGGTACACTTTCCGGCTCCATCTGAGGAGCATACATAACATTATTTAAGTCCATAGGACTTGTCGGATTGTCGAACATATCAAATCGCGGCACAGCCATCTGATCTTCAATCGGCAAGTCAACAATAGGAATAAAGTCTGTTCCGTCTCCGGGATCGCCATCCCACACACCTGATGCAATAATCTCACGTTTCTCGTCAGCCACTTCGTTGTGTGCATTCACCTTGGCCTGCAACTGTGCTATAAGATCTGTTGAGTTGTCATTCTGAGTATCAGGAGCTTCTGCGGTTGCAAATTCAGCTTCAGGAACAATGGCCAAATCTGTTTCTTCCGGCATGTCATCACTTATTGCTTCAGGAATTTCGCTGACACCTTCAACAACATCCTCTGATATTGCTTCCGGAACTTCAGGCGCAGCCTCAACTACATTATCAACAACAGGCTGCAATGGCTCAGGCTGTTTTTCCGGCTCAACAGGCACAACATCTTCCACAACAGGAACAGCCTGCGGCTGCTCAACCTCAGCCACCGGTTCAGCAACAGCCTTGCTCTTAGCCCTAGAACGTGTCTTGGCGGGCGGAGTAACCGGTGCATCATTAAACAATGACGGAGTCTCAGCCTGAACTTTATTCTTTTTCAAGTCGAAGTTTTCGCCTTCCTTTCCGTTTACAGAATAAACACGGTCGGTGTCCTTCTTTACAATACGAACTCTGCGACGCTTAGTGCCAAGCGGGTTCTTGTTTCCTTCAATTTCGGCCTGCTTATCAAGGATCGAATATATTATTTCTTCCTGAGTTTCGCCAGACTTGATTTTAGCACCCACTTTCTCTGCTATCTCTTCAAGCTCGGAAATATCTTTAGATAATAATTCGTCTTTGCTATACATATTAGGTTTACGTATATAAGAAATTTATTGATTGTATTCGTTTCACGAGTGGAAACAAATTATGATTTTTTAAATTTAATGCAAAAGTAATAATTTATATTGATTAAAAGAAGTAACGGCTCTGAAGACTTATTCATTTTAACTTAATTTTAATAT